TAGTGCATATAAAGGCGAAGGCGGCGCATACCAATTCCGCAAAGGTTTTATTCCAATAGGACAAAGTGACGACAGAACCGACAAAGTTCCACCTGTTACAGACGAACAAGGTTCAGACATTCCAGATCCTGGAATTATTGATGATACTTACTTACCAGGCGAGCAGTTTGCAGATGGAAGTCCTAACAACGATGGTATTAATGACGACGATACTCCGTATACAGGCACCTAAGGTAAATATGTTATGAGCCAATTAGAAAAAAATCTTTACAAAAGAATCTCTGTTACACCCAACAAGTCAACCGCAACTTCTGGTCGTGTTTATAGAGGATTTAGCACAGTAGCTACTAATAATGAAGGTTTCGCCCTTTACGATTTCGAACTTATCAGGCAGGACCTTATAAATCACTTCCATATTCGTCAAGGCGAAAAACTAAGCAACCCCAGTTTCGGATGTATTATATGGGATTTGTTGTACGAACCATTTACTACAGCAGTACAAGATGCTATTGTAGAAAACGTAACAACAATAATTAACTATGATCCTAGATTAAATGTAAACAATGTTGTGGTAGATACTTATGAACAAGGAATAAATGTTGAATGCGAAATAACCTATCTTCCATACAGTATTTCTGAAGCACTAAGCTTGCGTTTTGACCAGCAAAATGGCATTACATAATTAACTGCGCATATTTCTTTTTCAGCTAAATACCATTGTAAATAAGGAATCTTAATATGTCTGCAAGTGATAGACAGAATCGGTTACTAGTTGCCGAAGACTGGAAAAGAATTTATCAAAGTTTTAGAAACGCTGATTTCCAAAGCTATGATTTTGACAATCTAAGACGCACAATGATCAACTATCTGCGTCAAAACTATCCTGAAGATTTTAATGATTATATTGAATCAAGTGAATATCTTGCTCTAATTGATATGATTGCTTTCCTTGGACAAAACTTGAGTTTCCGCATTGATTTAAATGCTAGAGAAAACTTTTTAGAAACAGCAGAGCGCAGAGAAAGTGTACTACGACTTGCTCGTATGCTTGCATACAATCCTAGACGTAATCAAGCAGCCAACGGACTGCTTAAAATTACAACAGTAAAAACCACAGAATCGGTTAGAGACAGTTCAGGCTTAAATTTGAGCGGCATTGTTGTTCGTTGGAATGATCAGTCAAATGCAAATTATTTTGAACAGTTTATTAAAATTTTAAATGCAGCATTGCCTGTGACCAATGCAGTGGGCAATCCTTTAAAAACAGAAAGCATAGACGGCGTTCAGACACAAAAATATAGATTCAATGCAACAAACACAAATATACCTGTGTTTCCTTTTGCAAAAAATGTAGAAGGTGTGAGCACTAGATTTGAAGTAGTCAGCACAGACTTTGCAGACAGCGTTATCAAAGAAGAAGCACCGTTGCCAGGAACTAGTCCAGCATTTTTGTTTAGAGATGACGGACAAGGCGCTGGGTCAATCAACACAGGATTCTTTATGCATTTTCGTCAAGGAAAACTTGATAATGGAAATTTTTCAGTTAATAACCCTACGCCCAATCAGATTATATCGATTGATTCGGAAAACATCAACAACGACGATGTGTGGTTGTATAATATCGATACAAATGGTTTCGAAACCACATCTTGGACCAAGCTTGACAGCATAGAAGGCAACAACATAATTTATAATAGTCTGTTTGAAGACATTAGAAACGTGTATGCTGTTACAACTAGGATAGGAGACAGAATAAACCTTATTTTTAGTGACGGTGTATTTGGCAATTTGCCTAGCGGTAATTTTAAAGTTTATTATAGAACAAGTGCAAATAGAAATAGTGTAATTTCACCAGGTTCAATTGGCACTGTAAATATTGAAGTTCCTTATCAAGGTCGAAATGGTACATTAGAGACACTCACACTAGGACTAAGACTACAATATACAGTCAATAACGGTACAACCACAGAATCTAATGCAAGTATCAAACAAAATGCTCCTGCGACTTATTACACACAAAATAGATTAATTACAGGCGAAGACTACAACATAGGCCCTCTTGCAATTAGTCAAGACATTATTAAATCTAGAGCAGTGAACAGGATCAGCAGCGGCATAAGCAGATATTTTGATCTAAAAGATGCCAGCGGCAAATATTCTAAAACCAGTCTTTTTGCAGATGACGGAGTCGTTTACAAAGCAACATTTGATAAAAAAACTCAATTTACATTCAATACTGAAACTGATATTGAAGGTGTTATTGTTAACACAGTCGAAGGAATTATTAGAAGCACAAACCTTAAAAACTTCTATTATTCAGAATTTCCTAAGATTATTGTAACGGATCTTAGTGCTAGCTGGAAAAATACAACTGAATTTACGAACCAATATACTGGATTTATAAACGATGTAGATGGTTCTGCATATACTCTAGGTACATTTACTGCTAACAACTTGAGATTAGTAGAAGCAGGAACTCTTTTACGATTTGTTCCTCCCGCTACTGAAGCAGGAGAAACACAATATTTTTTAGAAGACGGATCGTATACCACCGATAAAGATGCCGTCGGCGCCAATCCTTATAAATGGACAAAGGTTGCAGATATAATTGGAAATGGTTCAGCATTAACAGAAGACGGCGACGGCGCTGTTACAATTTTTGATTTTATTCCAGATGATGCAGTGTTAGAACAAATCATACCTAAATTTTCGGTGTCTCTATCAGAAGATTTAAAGACACAGATTATTGATCAAACCTTTGCGTACAAAGATTATGCATTAAGATACGATGTAGATGAACGCAATTGGGAATTGGTGTTGGCTGCTGATATTAACACCATTGATAACTTTGCGATAGGCAAAACAGGAGATATCACCGGTCAAAATTTAGATTCTAGTTGGTTACTCTATTTTAAGACAGACGGTGAAAAATATGTAATTAGCTATCGCAATCTACGTTATGTGTTTGAAAGTGCCGATGAAATAAGATTCTTTTTTGATAGTGCTGACAAAATTTTTGAACCTAGAACCGGTCAAATACTACGGGACAATATCAGAATTTTATCGGTAAACAAACAGCCAGACAGCAATCAAAGTTTTACAAGAGATTTTTTATGGAATATCAATGACTCGTATAGAGATCAAGAAGGATATATAGATACCAGAAAAATTCAAGTTCAGTTTTTTGATTTAGACGATGATGGTGTGATAGACGATCCTGATCTTTTTGAAACTCTGATTGAACCTAATGTAAATCCTAAAGAAAAATTGATATTTCAACAAAAATATACTACCACAGACGGTGTAGAAGATTTTAAATTTTTTGCTAACTTGGATAATACCATCAAAATTATCGACAATGAAGAAAGTATCATTGTTAGTGCAGAGCAAGACGGACAAATATTTTACTTGTATGAAGAAGGTGTCTTTAAAACTCTCAACAAAACTTTAAACAACATTACGCTGAATTCCAATTACAAAGCATTTGTAGGAAGATCAAACTTGAAGTTTCATTATGTTCACGTAGCAGACAGCGAGTATAGAATTGATCCTAGTGCAAGCAATATTGTAGATACATATTTGCTTACTAGTGGTTACGATACAGAAGTAAGAAAATATCTAACTGATGCAAGACCAACAATGCCCAAGCCAGACAGCAGTGATCAACTTTTTAGAAATTACGGATCGTCTATCAATGCAATAAAATCAATAAGTGACGAAATTGTATATCACCCAGTTAAGTATAAATTACTATTTGGAAACAAGGCAAAAGAAGATTTGCAGGTGATATTTAAAATTGTGAGAAACAAGGATCTTGTGGTAAATGAAAATGAATTAAAAGCTGATATCATTGAAGCGGTAAATAGATTTTTTGCTATTGAAAACTGGGATTTTGGCGAAACATTCTATTTTCAAGAACTCAGTGCATATATAATGAATCAACTTAGTCCAAAATTACTTAGTGTAATCATTGTTCCGCGACAAGGAACACAGTCATTTGGTAGTCTATTTGAAATAAAATCAGAACCTGATGAAATTTTTATCAGTGCTGCAACAGTATTCGATGTTGAAATCATTGATGAATTGACAGCTACGGAACTACAAGCCAGTGGTGATGTTATCACAAGTGTTTCGACTACAACCACCGCCGGAATTACAAGTACAACATCTAGCACTACGGTAACTTCGACATCTTCGAGCACAATAAACACATCGAGCACATCAAATGGCGGCGGAGGATATAGTTACTAATGGCCTACAACGATAATCAAAACGAAAATCCATTACCTACTTCAGGAGATAGTAAAAGATCTACATCTGATCTACTACCTAAGTTTTTCAGAACAGAAGCTAATAGAAAGTTTTTACAAGGAACTATTGATCAACTAGTTCAACCGGGTGTTGCTGAAAAATTAAATGGATTTGTTGGAAGAAAAACAGCCAAAGCCTACGCTGCTAGTGACAACTATGTTAGAGATATATCGGATAATAGAGAAAATTATCAATTAGAACCAGCA